GCCAACATTGCTTTGTCTTTGTCTTTCATTTGTGATCCTCTAAATGTCCGTCAATTTTCTGTTCTATTCGACCCAAGGTTCTGTGTACTTCGCCATGGTCTTTTTTGTTGTCGCTGCCGATTTTGCCAATGAGCGCCACCAATACAAGGAAACAACCACCGATGACAGCAACCACAACTTCAACCGCCATGTCATTTTTCAACCGTTGGTGGAACTAAAAATTCACCATATTCGCCCAAAGTTGGATCAAACAAAATTCCTGGGCCTGCGTAAATGTTTCTAAAATTTCCGTTGTAAGAGGTTTGCAGCCATTCGCCAGGAATGTCTAGCGACGCAATGAACGCTTGACCTACTGGTTCGGATTCTGGAAATGGCAAATTGCCGCAATCTTCGTTTGAAACAACAATGACTTCGTCAACCACGTTGTTTTTTACTCTTGCAAAATGCGCCATGATCAAACCTTCCAACGAATGTAAATGATGCCTGAACCGCCAGCGCCACCAACACCGCCGTTGTATGCGCCACCGCCGCCAGATGCTGTGTTTGCTGCTGCTGCTGAACCGTTCAATGTTGAACCTGCACCGCCGACAGATGAACCGCCAGCACCGCCAGCGCCCGATCCGCCGCCGCCACCACCGCCAGCCTTGAACAATGATGTTCCGCCAATGAACGTGTTGATGTCAACGCCAGTTCCGCCAACACCGCCTGTTGTTCCCGAACCTACGTTGCCAGCCGCGCCAGCACCGCCACCGCCGCCAGCAAAGTTTGTGTTTCCGCCCGTACCGACCGCCCCGTCAAATCCTTGTTGACCTGCGCCTGCGCCTGGTGCTGCTCGACCGCCACCACCACCACAACCGCCAGACAATCCAGGTATGCGTTCAGCACCTGGATAAGTTCCATAACCTGGGCCACCGCCCACACCTGTAAACAATGTTCCCATTTTTGTTGGCGAACCAAACAAACCTGCTGCACCGCCAGCACCGATTGTGATCGTTTGGTTTGTGTCTAAATAAAAAGTTGCAACGTTGCTTCCACCAGCACCACCGCCACCAGACGAACCTACTGAAACAGTGTCTGTTCCTGTTCCACCTGCTGCGCCACCACCAAAGATATAGACATCAAAGAGCCCCGATTTCGTAATTGTCAGCGTTCCTGATGATGTAAACGAAGTCCAGTTGTACGCCACACCGCCAACGGTTGCTGACACAACACCTGTTCCACCTGTTGCAGTGCCATACGTTGCACCGCCACCGCTAAAAAAAATAGCAGCACTAGCACTTGTGAAATACAAAGTGCCACCTGCCCATGTGCCTAACGCTAGAGACCCTGCGGTCGTGACTGTTGCTGTTCCTGCGGTAATGGTTGTTGTGCCAGCGCCGATGTTTTGAATGAACAAAGTGTCGCCAGCATTGAACAAACCCGTGTTTACGGTAATTGTTGTTGCCCCGGCATTGGACATAACAATTCGTGTTCCTTTATCAGCTGCGGTCAAAACATAACTTGCCGTTTTGTTTGACACAGTTTGGTTAAATGCGTTGGTTTGCAACGTAGTCATTTGTGCAGCCGTAAGAATTTGGCCTGCGGTGAATGTTTGTAGTGCCATGTTTCCTATCCTAAAGCATTAAGGGAATCTAGTGTGCCATATTGCGCGTCATCCAAAATCAGTTCATAGACGACCGTCGTAGGTGCAGTACTGATCAAAACCTTGTGTCCTGAACTTAAATCCAGGTAATGCTCGATGCCTTCCACGGACAGTTCTTGGGCAAGTTGGGTTGTGCCAGTTCCACTAGGAAATGTCTTTTCAATGGTGACTGTGTTTCCAATTTCAATAATCGCTACCGTGTCGCGTTGTGCGGTTGTTAACGCCATGAACGCTGTTTCAACGGATGTGAACCGTGGTTCAGGATCGCCGTTGAGCAAATATGAAGCGGCTGTGTCAATGGCTGTTTGTTCGTGTAGCAGGCTATTTGTGATGCTTGATGTTTGGATGAAATATGTTGCGATGGATGTTAAATCCTCGGCTGTTGATGTTGTGCCGTCTAGGCCTGTGACAACGGATCTGTTGACGACAGCGTCGGCTTCAAAAGATATGCCTAGGCCGTAGTAGGGAATGTTTGTTCCGTCGTCGTGGAAGTCGGCAACAGGGGCAGAAAGCGATGCACCGATTCGTTCTTGGAATGTGAACACGCCGTCGCGCGACATAAACACGCGCCCAAATTCTGCTGTGTCGTTTACCTGCGAAACATACGACAACACGTTTGTTCCAGCTGCGACCGTGTATGCAGAATCATGGCCAAGGTTGACTGTGCCTGTGGCAATGTCACGGCTTGCGCCAGTAGGGAAATCTACTTCGGGCAAGCTTAAAACAGTTTCCAGTCGCTGTCCTGATGTTTCTGGCGATGGATTGAATTCGTCAAGATATGTTTGCGACAACAAATAAAACTGATCCGCGCAATACACAGTAACGCTGTCTAATCCGCCCAACGCGAAGTTGTAGTCATAATTGATGACGAAACCGCGAAAGAGCAGTTCTGGATTGTCGGCGTTGTCGTATCGAATTAGTTTTACTTCGCGCATTGGGGCAAGCCCCGGCACGTTTTGGTTGCTGTCATAAAATGGACTGTTTTCATCAAACGGATTAAAAATCCCTGAAACATCAAGAATTTCAAATGACATTGTTCCTGCGCTGAATGTGTCACCAATGTCTCGACGGCCGCGTTTGACGCTGATTGATTGTGTTGATTCAATTACCGACGCAAACTGGGTTGTTCCATCCAGTACATAATCTGGGCTGTCCAATAGGCCTTTAATTGCGCTGTCTAATGTGAAACCGTCAAGAGTGAAACCTGTGTCAATTTGTAGGTCGTAGTTGCCAGCGTTGACAACTGGAAAGCCAGCCATCAGGCAATGTTCAAGGCCAACGGCCCTGCACTCCGCGAATATGCGCGCAAAGCGTTTGTGATTGCTTGACCAATTTCGGCGCTTGTTGCTAATCCGCCGTTTACATTGATATTGACATCACCGCCGCCGCCAGCGCTCATTTTTGATAATGGAACTACGGCTTCAGGGCCTGCTTCGCCGATCAATGCCAATGTTGGTTTGTTGACGATTCCGCCTTCAGCCATGGCTGGAATGCCGCCAAGGTTCGCCACAATCTTGTTTACGCGCTCGGTGATAACAACATCAATGCTGACGGTTCGCTTTAATTTGGCTGCAATTGCATCCATTTTTTTCATCAGTTTCGGTGTCAGTTTGTCTAGTTCGGCTTGGATGCCATCAACAACTGCTGTCGCGCTATCAATGCCTGCCTGATACCACTTAGCGGCCGCATTCAACCCGACTTTGGCAGCAGCCGCGTTAGCCGAATCTACAAGTGCGTTTGTTTCATCAATAGCGGTTTGACCGCCTGCGATCAATTGATCTGCGATTGCTGCACCTGCTTCCGCCCCTGATGCCAGGACTTGGGCTAATGCGTCTTTGGAAAGGTTTTTGTCGAGCAGCGCCTGAATCTTGGCTGCATAATCAATAACGCCTGCAACCTGGCTTCGCAAGCCGTCTAGGAATCCTTTGCCTGTTTCTTTGCCTGCGTCTTGTGCGTCAGCAAAACTAAATGCCTCTTTTATGCTGTCGGAAACTGACGTTGCAAAATCATCAAATGCGCTTTTGGCATCGGCAAGAGCGTCGTTGGCATCGCTTAATGCTTCGCCCAATTTGTCTTTGAAAGCGGCAGCAAATGATTCGACTTCCTTGGCCGCACCCCCGACCGCGTCTTTTTGGTCTTTCAGCGCTTTATTAAAAATGCCTGCTTCGTCGGCCAAACGCATTTGTTGTGCTGATGATCGGCCAAGTTGCTGATTCCATGCGCCAGTTGCTTTGTCCGATTCACCAACAACGCTTGCAACTGATTTAAGAAAGCCAAGAAAACCCCGAACTGCTTTTGTTGCAGGGTCAACCATTTTGAAAATGTATTCAAAGCCTTTTCCAATTTTGGTAAACGTTTCTGGATTGCGTTGCACCCACAGTGAAATGTCAACAAGTGAATTGCTGAATTCTTGAATTGCCGGCAATAGTTTTGTGCCAAGTTCAATTTGAACGTTTTTGAAAATTGCACCTAGGGTTCGTTGACTGTTTGCTAGGCCGTCGCTTGTTCGCAGGAAGTCGCCTTGTGCGTCGCCTGTTTGTTTGTAGATTGCGGCTTGTGCTGCCAACACTTTTTGTTGGGCTGTTAGCGCGCCTTTGCCGTCATAGATGCCAAGGGTCATTGCTTCTTGGCGCAATACGGCATCGTTTAGCAGAACGCCGTAACGGCGCAATGGTTCTGATTCACCGCGCAATGCAGCGCCAATGGCTGTGATTGCTTCCTCTGGGGTTGTGTTGTTGAACGATGCCAGGTCGGTTGACAGGGTCACGAAATCGGTTGTGAACGTTGCCAGATCATCGCCAGCCAATCCAGCTGCTTTTCCGAATGTGCCGAATACGCCTGCTGCGTCGAGGACAGATTGTTTTGATTGGCCAAGGCTTGTTGCGGCGGTGGATGCAAAGTCTTTGATGCTTTTTGATGCGCGACCGAAAACGACGTTTACTTTGCTTGTTGATTCTTGGAAGTCTGATGCTGCGTCAATGGCAGGTTTGATGACTGCGGCGATTGATCCGATTGCTGCGGCTGCTGGAATTGCTGCACGTTGCAATAGGAACATTGCTTTCGAGCCTGTGCCTTGCAAGGTTGCAAATTCGGCTTTGGCGGCATTGATGCCTTTCGGATTGAATTCCGAAATGATTGGGATTTTAATTGCCATCAATAACCAAATTTCTGTTGACTTCCGCCATTACATCGCCGACTAAGTCAACCACAGCGCCTTGAATTTGTATTGCATTTGATTCGTACGCTGGCCACATTGCCCGGGATGCGTTGCCATAGCCCTTGTTCATCAGGTTTTGCACAAACTGAGATGATGCGTTGTTGCGACCTGCAATGTCAAAGATCGAACCCCAACCTGTGCGCTGCTGAACCATGAACACGGCAACTTCATCAGTTCTGCCTTTGCGTGTGTTGATTTTCGCAATCACGCCTTTTTTGACGAGGCCGCCATCCCAACCGCCTAAACGTGCATGTGGGCGCGCCATGTGAGACAGCGGCGCTTCCGATGGGAATTTGGCTTTTGCCTGCACGACGACAGGCTTCACAATGTCTTTGTAACGCTTTGTGAATTCGCGACGCAATTTAGGGTTGACTTTGTTCAGTTCTTTTAGCGCGGCCTGCACACCAAACACGTTGACTGAAGTTGTAACGCTCATCGCCTTTTATCCTTTGACTGGTCATTTAAAACACTAATGACGGTCAGCAGGTCGCGTGTGTCAAATTCTATGTGCGGCGGCCACCACCCTACTGAAACCAGCAATTCTGCTAGTTGTTTTCGGTAAGTTCCCCGCCCGTATGGTTTGGGTTTGTTTGATCCACCGCTTCGATTTCCATGTCTGGGTGATTGTCCAGCCATTGTTTTGCTGTTGGCTCGATCTTTTGACCGCTTAACTTCAACATGAAGTGCGCCCAAAAAACCATGTCCATAACGCCGATTCCTCGGCCGTCAGAAACTTTGCGGTTTTCTTGTTTTTCCCATTCCGCGATGCACAACAAATTTGTTGATACTTCGTGAACCTGACCGTTTGGTGTCGGGGTAACTTTCAGTTTGATTTTCACTTTGTCTCCTTGTGTCGGGCCAAGTGATGGCCGTTATCAGCTAACGCTTAGCACGCCGCCCGTGAAACTTAGGTCCACTGTGCTTAATTCGCCCAAGGCCCCGTTGATCACAGGCATACTTTCCAGATAACAATCGGCCAGGGTGAAAACCTTCGTGACAGCACCTTCAACAACGGTTGCAACAACGGTTGTGCGTGTGCCAACAAGTGCGGCCAATGTCTGGTAGGTCTCGCTTGCTGCGTAGGACTGAAACAGGGTCATGGTGCATTCGTTGTTGTAGAGACCGCCTGTGTAAGTGCGGCCAGTGTCTGCCAGCGTGGTCTTGTCAAGCGATTCGCGCAATTGCGTAAAAACAATTCCTGTGCATTGATCGACGAGCGAAACGCTGTTGACAGTCAATGCTGACAAATTCGAGAGATAAGTGGTTGTTGCCATGTGGGGTTACTCCTTTGGTTCTTTCTTGATAGTAGGTGATTTTTTCGGCTTGTCGGTGGATTCCTCAACGATGAAACCGCCAGCGATTAGCGCTTCAATGTTGATTCCTTGGGCTGGCTCGAATTCGTCGCCGACCGTTCCAACCTTTGGTGAATTGATGATGTATTTCATAGGCTTGATGCTTCCATGTTGATAATGACTTCATAGCAAGGGTACAACGCGCCGCCAATCTCAATGGATGATGGGCGACCCTCTGTGATGGCCACGTTCTTTCCAAGTAACTGTGCGGTCATGTTTAACAACTTGCGTTGCGCGTCAAGGTTGAACGGCCCCGGCACGATCAATTGAATTGGGAATTGCAGCTGGATTCGCTTGTTTGTCATCAATGGTGTTGTGAAGGATGGCGCGTTAATAAATGCACACGGGGGTTGCATGTTGCGCGGATCGGTGACAATCGTGATGGCTGGCGAAATTGTCCCAAGAGTTGTTGCCAGATCATCCACCGCCTTGTTCAGTAGGTCGGTGTAAGCGGTTGGCATTAGGCCACCTGGGCGCGTGAGATGCCGACTAACTGCATCACCATTGCTGACAATGCAACAGGGGGTTGGCTTCCCATGTCGTTAAACGAACTGAAAGCGTCAACTGATCCGCGTTGGCGGTAAAGCGCGCCGCCATACATGATCGTTCCAAGTTTCACATCCTGCGATGGAACAGTGGTCAGGCTGTCGCCTGTGTAACCGCTTTCCTGCCGTCTGCGCCAAATAAAATTGTTTGCCGCTGCCGCACAGATCGTTAGAAACGTTTGATCGCCTGCCGTCGCTGTGGCCAGATACAACCAATCGGAAATGTCGTTGGCTGTAATCCATGTGCAGGTTTGCGTATAGGTCACAGTTCCAGTTGCTGGGCCTCGATCAACGTTTGATCCTGTGACCGCGTACAGCACCTGATTTGGAATTGGTGTGAATGCGTCAAAAGTCAAATCGCCTTGGCCGTCAACGCCCGTGAACAAGTATTCAGGGCAATCGTAAACAGTAAACGTGCCATTGAATGGCGCGCCTACTGCTCCGACTGTGATTGACTGGCCGACTTCAATTTCTGTGGGGGTTAGTAATTGAATGACGGCGTAGTTGTCTAACAACTGCTTATGTGTGACCGAATATGTAGCCATGGCGGTTAGGCCGCCTTTCTACTAAGCGACGGTGATTGATTGTACGAACTGGCTACCTGCAACCGCCGATGGGTTTTGGGCATCCTGAACGAATGTTGCAAAGTAACCGTAGTAAGAGAACGTGCGAGCCAACAGATCAGGCACTTCGACTGAACGCATGCCCTGTTGTGCTTCATAGAATTCTACGGCTGGACCGTGAACTACAAGCATTGTTCCGCTTGCTGCGTTGCCGTCAACGACAATTTCCAAACCAAGTGGGTTCATTCCTGACCATGAAGCGGCCGATCCTGCACCAAGGGTGTTCTGACCGATAAGGCCAGGTGCGCCGATGGCAGGGAAAACAGGTCGATTTACATCGTCTACCTGACTGCCCAATTTTCTCCATACGTCAACTGACACGACAAGATGGGTTGGGAACAAGTTGGTGGTTGCTGAAATGTTTTCTGCTGCTCCATAAATGCCCGTGATCAACGATGACACGTCGCCTGCGGTAACAGTCCAGGTGTAACCCGAAGTCTGCTTTTGCGAAACGAGATAATCAACTGCGATGTCGTTCGTTTGCTTCAGATATTGGCCTGCGAGGTCATTCAAGATGACGTTCATTGCTGCGGGGTCTGTGAAGTCCATTGTCTGTTGCGCGATTTGGATCGACCCAGCGATCGTTTGCCGACTGACCGAATTCGCTGCAAGGACCATTGTCTGCGAAGTAACTGCTGTTCCCTGCGTGTTCTGCTTTCCAGCTGCGGTTGGCGTGGTGATGCTTGGGCGCGTGAATGAAATTCCGCTTCCTTGTGGCATTGCGCGTGTGCCGAATGCTGAAACAGTTGGGCGAATGAAGTTGTAGTTCTGGAACACTGGTCCAAGAACTGGAACTGGCAAGAGACCCGGGGTGTCACTGGTCAAGTCCTGTGATACTGCTTCAATTGCTGACTGGTTGCGTCGCGCTGCATCGTGGAATGCTGTGTTTACTTTGCGGAATGTGTCTCCGCCAATGTGCATTGCAGCAAGATATTCACCTGCTGATGGCATACGAAATTCGCGCTTTGATTCAGCAAATACAACTGGGGAAGTTGGGATTGCTGCTTCGATTGGGGCTTCTGCGGACATGTTTTCTTTCTCCTGTTCTGGAACTTCTATTTGAATATTAGTGATTTCGTTTTCTTGTTGTGGGATACTCTCTGGCTCGCTCGCGGCGACTTGCGTGATGACGGCATCGGCAAATGCTGGGCGGCCAGTGACTAGCGATAATTCGATCCACTCCCCAGCCTGCACGATCATTGTTCCGTCGTCTTTAATCTTAAATTTTGTTGGATTTACGCCAACAGAAACGCTGTCAATTACGCCGTCAAGGCTTAGTTGTAATGCTTCCTCGGCGCGTGAAGTCTTGCTGAAACGTGCTGAAAACATCATTCCTTCAGGGGTTTCTACGCGCTCCGTGACAATGCCAACGGCCTGTTCTGAATCGTGGTTGACATACAGTTTTGGTGCTTTGCCGTCGGTTGGCAAACTGCCTGCCTCGAATATGACTTTTGTTCCGTCGCTTACGGTTGCGGCAACGCCGTATGGAACGGCTACGCCAGAAACTGTGCGTGACGGTACGCCTTCAACTTTTGATGCGTCAAGTGTGAGGTCGTGCGAAATTAGTTTCAACATGTTTCTAGTCTGACTCCATAGTTGGGGTTTGTGGTGGATTCATTTCCTCTGGGTCGTCGTATTCGCCCATTTCGCCATCAATCATTTCGGCCAAATACGATTC